GGGTGGATCGTGTCGCGGCCCATGATCTCGACCCTCGCATGATTCACCTTTATCCCCAACCTCTTGACCGCTGTGTCCATCGTCACCGCTTTGTCGGTCGGGTAGATGAGGTGGGCTGAAGCACCGTGGATTAACGCAGGGACGAACCCATGTATACGGGAACCAGTGTAGTGGACGCATTGGCTATACAATTCGTACATCTTACGAGGATCAGTATGGTGGTAGACGCGATCAGCGCCAAAAAGCTCTTCTGCTGCCCGGATCTCGCGGTTGTCGTGGACCGTCACAATCTTCGGCTCTTTCATCGCGTGCCAGGCGTCGAGTAGATAGCCTTCAAGTTCTGCCGACGGCCCCTTGTCCCTGAACGTATGGTGGGCATCCTTCTGCGTCGGCCCCAGGCCCCAGCCACGATAGCCAAGGATGGAGACCTCGCGTTTCGCTACCGGGATCGGTTCCATGAAGAGGGCCGGATCGCATCGCACCTCGGATGGCACCTTCCAACCCTTAAGCAAGGCGTGCGCTGTCTGGTCACGCGTAATAGCTATATCAATCAACTCAGCGTCCAAAACGGCTTCCATGAGTTGCCGGTGATGCGTTTCCAGATAGCCGCCCGTCCGACCGACGCCGAGCAAGGCCATCCGTTTGCGGTAGCGTAGACAATGCTCGTAGAGCGGTTCGTTGAGGTCGACCCATTCTGGTGTGCCAGCCATAATTACATAATCGGCAGCCTCGAGGTTCGTGTTGATCGCGTTCGCGTATTCGCGCTTGATACCCCAGCCCCGGTTATGCCACAAGACACGCACATCGGGACGGAACCCCAGGACCCGTTCCAGGCCCCAGCGTATAAAGTCGTCACCACAATTCCAAAGGCTCGACGTAGAAAGCAGGACAGTTTTCATGCGTAGCCTTCGCGCTCAATCACATCGGCTAGTTCCTTCTCGAACCATGCCCGCCTGTCACCATTTAGCATACGACCGATCCCGTGACTTAGCCGCCCCGTCCTGGCTGGTGTACGTCCGAACTCAGCAAACGCCTCCTCCAGAACCTGTGGATGGTTGGGTGCGATCAGCCGAGCATACGCCCCGCGCTGGGCCTCGCTCGCCAGGTTCTCGTACCTGACCTCTACGATCTGTACAGGTCTGCGGACCTTGCGTGAGGTGTCGTGAAGTTGACGTAACGTCTCACACTGAGCATGAAACCCTTCGGACTCGCTGCGTATCCAGCGCAACACATCGGCGTCTGTGTTCCTTGCCAATCCGGCAACCTCATCTTTCAACGCCGGGTGAAACCGTGCCGCCTCAAAACTTTCGACGATCTCGACCGGATGTCTGACCGTCCGAACAAACGTCAAATCCCAGCCAAGCCCGCTGAACCATCGCGCTAGTTCAATCAGGCCATCTGCTGATTTGGCAGGATGAAGTTTACGCATCTCTGGCAACTTCATCGCCAGTATGTCAGGCAACCGTTTCAGGCAGAGCTGCATAAAAGTCGTGCCGCTACGGGGTGCGCCAAAATTGATAATGGCCTGCTGAGACATAGTAACCTTCGGTCGCTGGTGTTCGCTTAGTACAATCGTCCCCGGATGCGGGCTGGGCAATTGCTCAAGACCGGCCACGCACGCTGTCCTTCACAATCTTCGACTGTAGTTCGTAGATCCTCGAGCCCCTGGCCTGGTTATGGCGTTCGTAGATCGCGTCAGCTTCGCCAGGTCTCGGCCTGTGATCCCTACTTCCAATCGTATGTTCGATGACCGGGTATTCGCCATCTTCGTACGCCCACGGTTTATCAAAGACCCAGCAATAGCGGCCCGGCAGCCGTTCGATGCTTAGATGTGGCACGCATGTAGTGACGTACCACAGGTTCTTCTGTCCTCCACCCTCAACCAGGCCCATACGCCGGAACGTATCGTTTAACCCACACCACGCATCCAATAACTCGCGGCATTTCGGCGTATCGCCCAGGAACAATGTGCCCGATAGTAGACGCCAGCCCTCGGCCCTCATCTGGCTTTGGTCGTGACCCTTAGCGGGTCCCCGGAAGTAGTGAGCGCCAAAATCGCCCGTCAGGCCGTCGAAATACGCCTCGCAGTTCTCATGCACATAGGCGTCTACATCAACATAGACAAGCGGGCCACCGTGTTTATCCCTGGCCTTGCGTAAAAACTCGGCTTTGTATGCTGTGTTCGCGTACCACCCGCCCCGGTCGTCTATACCCGATAAGGTATATGGCATGTTTGCCCGCTGCAGGCTCGCCTCAAGCAACGCTGCCTCGCGCTCATACGCAGTATTACGAGAATAGTAGGCAATCACGAGCATTGGGCTTTTACCGCCTTTTCGACTAATGGCAGATCGTACCACGCATGGTGCAGGATCTCGATACGCGAGTCGGTATGATTCGCTTCTTCGTAGCGGTCGGTGTAGACATGCCAGTATTGGCTTTCCATCGCTTTGCCATCAGGATCGAGGACGGGGCCGGGTGCTACGATACCATCCCCGTGCGTGATCATGAGCAACGGACGGCCCATAAGGACGGCAAGATGTGCGAGGCCCGCGTCGGTCGCCACCACCAGTTTCGCCGATTGCATAGCCTCAATCGTGGCATCCAGTTCACGAGCGTAGTCCCAGGCCCGGATACATGGCACCATATAGCTTGAATCGCCCATACCGCCCGCGAACACATCCAATCCATCGGTTACTAACCTTTCTGTTAGGTCGGGCCAGGCTGGCCAGTTCTTTTCCGCGCCATACTGTCGTCTTCGTGGACAAACCACCACATCACAGGCGACGCCCTGCTTAACCCAGGGCTCCGGTACGAAGCGTTTACGGGCGAAGTTCTGGTCGGGCCGCAGGTATTCGGCATGAGGACCAAACCTTTTCTCGGCCAGAGCTTGAACCGCATCCACAAATCGCGAGTCACGGTAGTAGTGGTTTCTTCGGTCGCTATCATAGTTGCGCTCGCACTCGATGTGTTCTTCGGCACTCGGATACAACGCCTGTTCGCCCCGCTCACAATACACGACCTTAGGCCCTGGTATCGCATGTACGGCGGGCACATGCCACCACAGCTTCATGCCGAACTCGCCCCGAAACGGCAAGATGACGTTCATCGCCATACCTCCCGTACCCACGGCGCGGCGTCCGGTTGTTTCGGTTCGCCGTGGAAACACACGACAGAGTAATCTTTCGGCCCGTCCTGCAATTGGTCCGCTTTGTACGATCCAATCAGACCAGGGAAAAGGTCCTGTAGACGTTCGGGCCGGGGTGTGACACGAGGCCAATAGAAATCTGAGCGCCGATTGTTGAGAGGCGGCGGGTCGCGCTGGATGTTCTCCCAGATTTCAGCGTTTAATGAGGCGTCCCAGGCCCACAGACCGCTCGCGGGCATCTCAGGGCGGTAGAAGTCGCTCAGGGACGCGAAAGGCCCCAGATAGCCAAATAACGCGCTGGCGTCACCGACCAGGATCGTGTCTAAATCCAGATAGACTATGCGGCCCGTTAGGACGTTCGGTTTGAAAAGTTCGAGCTTGGACCACCAACCGGGATAGTGTTCGGTCATAACCACACGACCGGGTACGTCCAGGTCGCTTAGACAGCGGAAGTGGTGCGGTGGTAGGTGACGGTGACATTGCGCCCGTAAGCGCCATACCCATTCAGGTGTGAAAACACCGCCAGACCTGAGAACACAGGCAACGGTGGCCTCCATTCAGCACCTCACATTTCTTCGGGTAGACCTCCAACATCTAGGCCGTTGCGTTCGACATCAGGATCGAAGCCATCGGGCAGGACCTCGCCAGCCAGTAAGATCTGCCACATCGTATCCAGGCTGAGTTGCCCCACACTGACCAGGTTCGATAGCGTCTGCACCATTGTGGGCTCGACCATCTGATCGTGGAAGTCGCGGTTGACCGTCACAGATCCGCATTCGGTCACACCGCTATACGAGCCGTGGGTGAGCAGACAGCGGTTCAACGCGCCCTCGAGATTACGGGCAGCGAAACCCAGAGCAGAGTCGGATTCAGATTTGTCTAGGATTTTGGCTTCTGCCGTTTCCGCTGCCCGCGTTTCCCGTACCAACATCGACAGCCCGAGCGCGGCCATCCTGGCTTCGATGTCTTTGAGCTCTTGCCTAGTCGAATCCAGGGCTGTGCCCTGCGCCTCTAAAAGCATCGCGCCCGCATCGTGTTCGGGTAGGAACAATGCACGACCCGCACCCCACTCGATGTCCTTTTTCTTCACGCCGGTAAAAACCGGCAGCGGGTTGCCAGCAAACGCGAGCGAGTATTCATGGTCTGATCGAATCTGGTAATGCTTAAGATTTTCGTAGGCCAGGTCGAGAAGTGGCGGATCAGATTCAAACGGTTTCGTACGGCTCGCATAGAACGGAATCACCGGGATATGGTCGACCGACGCTCTGCCGTCACGGTACAGCATAAACTCGTTTTTATCGCCCGTCTGCCGCCAGATTTCCCAGCTACCCGGTCTGAGTACCCGATACTGTTCGACCTCGGTCTGGCCGAAACGTTTGTCCTCTTCCCATACCCATTCCCTATAGACAAATAGCGTCAACACAGGACGCCCTGCCCGCACCTCATAATTCCAATTGACGACATCGCCCTTCGGGATGTTCAGCCAATACGGCCTAACACCGGCTTCCAGTTCTTGCTGGCGGTTTAGGATCTGGTCGCCACTAATCTCAGGATACTCGACATGCACCCAGGTATGACCGTCGAGCAGGCCATTGATAAACACATCTTTCGCGAACTCGGTCAGGTCACGGCCAGCCAGGTCGATATTCTCTAGCGCATCATCAAACGGACAATCGATCACGCTAGGGTCCTTACGAAAGACCATACCCGTAAACGCGCCTGCGGTACGCTTCAGAGCATTGAACAGGACCGCTGTTTCGAGGCGGGTCGTGTAGTCGGCATCCTCTTCCCTGGCGTGTTTCGGTAGATACGCCTCGCCTGCCTTGCGCATGATCCGGGTTCCGCCGTACACATCGCGGACGATTTGCACCGCGTACATCTGTTCACGGTAGACCTGGCTCTGATAGTTCGCCTGGTTCGGATCGTTCGCACTTTCGGGTGTGACCCATACGACCCGCTTGGCATGATCCCGCGCCTCCCGAAAGGTTGCTGACTTAGGCATCATTTACATCCATTTGAAAGACGCTACCTCGGCCTCACGTTCGACAATCGGAAATTCATAGGCGATATAGTAGCCGAGCGCATCGCTGATATGCGTCAGTTTCGGATCATTCTTTTTGTCCAGCTCACCGCTTCCGCCTTCGAGTAGCCTCACGCCCTCAAGGTCACGAATCAGGTGCGTGCATTTCGGGTCGACCAAGAGCCGTATATCACCTTCTGCATTGCGCAGCCTGGCGTTGACTGCGTTGACCCGAGCGCGTTCTGCCGGGTTGCCCTTCGGCACACGTAGGTAAAATCGTTTGCCGTAATGGCTGCCAAGGATCTGCTTGACCAGATCCCAATCTGAGCCCTGTACCCGCGCCGTCCCTCGAGCGCCACCCGTCGCATCACCGTAGCCTACCACATCGCCAGCATGTTCGCCCCAATCGGCTACGAGCTTACGACAGACCGCCGGGGTATTCGAGTTTCTTGGGATATGGACCTCACCGATTGCTGCCGTATGGCCGTCGCGTTCCTGACATATGGCAGATACACCCGGTTCGACGTTGAAGTCGAAGCAAAAGATCAGCGGCGCTCGCGCGTTGTATTCTTGTTGCTGGATATGGCCATCACCAAACGGATAGTATGCCCGCCCGACGAAATTGACGAAACTCGCCTCGTACTCTTGCTGGTAGGTCAACTCATCTAGGTCACGTTTCGCGGCCTCGATCTCTTCGGGCGGCAGGATGTCGGAACTCGGCCAGGTAAACGCAGCCCATTCGCCCGAATCGTCGGCCCTGGCCTGTTCGTAGGCTTCGTAATAGTGATTACGTCCTTCGGGTACACCGATAAGGTCACACCAGCCCATACGATCCGACAGCGCAGGCCGGACGTTCTCGGTCCAGGCCGACGGCTTCATGTTGGCGTACTCATCCAAGACACCACCGTCCCAAGGCATACCCTCGATACGCTGCGGCTTGTCCATCCCAATGACCCAGACAGACGCCCCATTGATATACGTGATCCGCAGCTCTGTCTCGCTGATCGAGCGGATTAGGGGCTTAGGGCTCAGCGCCTTGAGATCATCCCAGAAAATACGCTTGGCCTGGTCTCTGGTAGGGGCTGCGGCGAAAAAGTTCGGATTAGGGTAATCGGTGGCTGATAGCGCCCGCGTGATGAGCTTGCGCTTGCCGATCTCAGTCTTGCCACTACGCCGACCCGCCGGTACGACATTGAACCGTGCGCCCGATGTACGCCACGCCCTTTGTTCGTCGTGGTGCCGCATCGGCGTCCAGCGCGGCGTAGGCGGACGAACCTCCTCTATTTCCCTCATCGCCCGATCCGAGCGACACTCAGCGGCTTCGACGGCGCGAACCGGAACCCGTCCCGCTTCTGTGAGCCACTAGCTGTAGCCGCCACAATCCCCATCAACTCATCGGCAGCGGTAGCGAGATCGTCGGTAGAGAGCGCAGAGTCGAAGATGGCGGCACCGAAGAATTCGCCGTCTTGATAGTTAGACGGTGTTACCCCACCAGCACCAACCAATAACGGAACAGCGGACGATAGGTCGTTGGTGTCATCGGTGGTTGGACTACCGGACGCCACAGCGTCTTGATAAGACTCTACCGTGTTTCCTGTCACATCGCGCACCAGCGCCATCTCGGTGCGCGTACCGCTTGTTACCGCACCATGTGAGTGGTCTTCTTCGGTGGTCCCGTCCGCAATTTCGCCACCCCAGGTATCATCGGCCAGCTTGCGGATCATGTACCCTTCATGTGAATTTGCGCGGCTTTCTTTTTTAGCGAAAAAGAAATGCTGGTTCCCGCTGTCATATGTACGCCCTACAAGCAAAACCGTAAAATCATCACTCGCCCCAAAGTCCAAGTCATCATGGTCCGCGACTTCCAGATAGTCGTCGGTGTGCAGCATGAACATCGGGTAGTCTACGATGGTGGACTTGGCACCCGTAGCGCTGCGGTTGATGGTCCAGGTTTTGCCTTCGTCGCCTGTAAATGACGCGAAGGGTTCGACTATCGCCGTCCGATCCGTGAAGTCTGCGAAGGCTACCGTGTCGCCACTTCCGGTGCCTCCATCCGGGTAGACGTTAATACTCTTGACCTTCTTGTCATCGAACTCACTTTGGTCGTTGCCGAGTACAAGATTCCCAGACCCGTCTGAGTCCTCCGTCCCTGCCGCTGTCGTGTCGTCCGAATAGGTGACTGTGAAATCATAGGTGGTTGAATTGGAAAGACCTGCCACAGATACGTTGTTGTTTGCCGTTCCTGGGAAGTATGCGTATTGCGTGCCAGGGTTGTCATAATCGACGTAGCCATCAGGCTCGTACTGCACCGGATCGTTGGTGTCATCGCCGGATTGGTTGACGGTGACGGTGGCAGCGTTGGACGAATCTTCAGTGAAACTCGTCGTGCCCGTAGCCTCTGCCGTGAAATCTACGTCGAGGCGTTTGTCGGTTTCGGTGAGATCGGCGTAGATGATGGCGCGGTAGAGTGTAATTTCGCAGGGTTGAAAACTTGTATCGGTGTCACCAAAGACTAGATTGCCAGAGCCAGAAAAAATGCTAGTAGTCGCGCCTACTGTTTGGGTTGCACCCCATTGGGTCCACGAAGGCGTGTCTGCACTACCACCCTTGTAAAACTTTACCTCTGCATCTGTGCCGCCTACGTCAACCTCCAGTGTTACCCTAAGCCAAACCTTGTCACCATCAGACAATCCTTCTGCCGCAGCACCAGTGGACGCCTGTTCGTCTTTCCCGGTAGATCCATCCTCCGTCCAATAAAACCGTGGCTGTCCGAATGAATTGTCAATATAAAAGGACCAAGACTTTTGGTTTCCGCTTGATTGCCACTTTGTTATGGGTTTTAGGTCGCCACCAGCTGCCGTCCAATCTGGTACCTCAACCAACACCCGGATGTCTATATCCCCCGTAATATCCAACGCAGCCGAATCTGGAATGGTAGCATTGTTGCTCGCAGCCCCCGGCAACCGCAGACAGTTCACACCATCATAATCAGGCCCGATGTACGCAATATGGTCGGAGCCAAGCTGTGCGTTGTGCCCGTTGCCTGTCATGTCTACGAGGAACCCTAGATCGTCATAATCCAGCGCACGCCAGTAGGCGACAGCGGTATCAAGGACGGGTGTAGACATTACTCATCCCCCACAGGCGTCCAGGTTCCGGGCACAGCATCAGCCATCTTCAGCCAGCTAGGGGTGCCTTGGGCATCAAGCAGGCTCTGCCAGTAGTTCGGGTTCGGATCGGGGTAGCTGATCGCACCAGGCAGCGTAAGCCCACGATCCACAGGGGCCGCACCGCCTTCAACGCCACCACCACCTTGCAGCCAGTAACGAGCGTCCTTGGCGATCTGCCGCCTTGATTTGTCGTCCGTCGTGTAGCCTGCTGGAAAGCTCGCAGCATTCGCGGCCAATGCGCCGAAGTAGCAGATCTCATCAGGCTCAAACCTGCCATCCGAGAAGATGTACCACTGGTCAGTGGACGGATCTTCGTAGACTGCTGGGTTGCCGAGCTGGAGATAATAGCCAAACGCTCGGAAAATGTCCTTGTCGCGCTGGCTCGCGCCGTCCCATGTCGATTTCTTGAGTGCTAGAACAGCCATATCACTTAAACCCCACAACATAGACGGTGGGCGTCTCACCAGCCACCGCATTCTTGATGTAGACGTTCTGTCCTACCCACGGCTCTTCCCAAACCGTAGTAGCTGGAAGATACTCTCGGCAGTTTTCGCCACCATCAGCATCGAGATCAATCTCAGTCGCGTCTTTCGCATAATAGATAGCATGACTCGCATAGATGCGGATGAACCTGACCTCGGTAGCGAAGGTCGTCGTTTCGGCACCTAATGCGAGCAGTTGGGCCGTATTTGCGGAAGCGATGGTGTCCTGATTCGCCCAGCTCGAGCCGGACAGGATACCTCTACTCATCGGGCTTCTCCTCGTAGGTATTGTTCATCGCCCGGACTGACTCTGTAATCGCCTGGGCCAGTTTGTTGACATCATCCGTCGGTTGGTCGGTTTCACGGAAGCCGAACTTGGTTTTCAGCACGAAAAAGACCGAGGCAGGATTGCCGCTCTCGATCAGTTCTTCAAGCTTGCTTACAGCCTTGAGATAGAAGGCCATACGGCCCCTTTTATAGGCCACAAGCAAGCTTTCGTCGCGTTTCAGTATGTTGCGGAAGGTATTGGCATGGATGCCGAGATAATCACCGATTTGCTCATAGGTGAATAGCTTCGAGGCCAGATACTCTACTGCCTCGTAATCTGGCTCTTTGAGTTCGACCCGACTCATAGGCCCCTGATGGTTCAGACACGGAAGGCACTATTTCTTTCAACTTAAAGGAAAGGTTATGGAAGGTCTAGCGTTTTTCTGTGTCCATGATTCGTTCTGCTATCCACTGGACCACGTTCACGGTTACGGCGTTGCCCATCATCCGGTAGCGCGGCCCGTCGGCCATCGGCTTGCCATTGTGTTCTACCTGGGTCCAGTTGTCAGGGAATCCCTGAAGACGTTCACATTCAATGGGAGTGAGTCGGCGGGGGATGGTTGGGCCGGATACTGCAATGTCTTCGTCAAGGGTCAATGGCGCATGGACACCCGCCGTCATGTTGCCGCCCAATGCCGGGGCCTGTTCGCCACCGATAGGGTCCTGTGTTGCGTGAAACGCTACCGCTGGCGCATGAACTCCTACGGGTAGCGTGTGGCACAGATCAGGCGTCGGGTTGCTGCGGTTCGTCAGAGCTTCCTCCAAGGCTGCCGGCAACTTCTTGCCCCGCCTCTCGGCTCGGCGCAGGATGCCCGAACAAGCCTTCGGAGAGAGCAAGTATTTCGGGTCTGGGTTGGCCTCCAGAATGGCCGATAATGAACAGGCGACGCCTTCGTTGCGCCACTCCGAAGTATTGAGAGTCAAGAACAGCCCAGGTGCAGCCATACCCGAGTTGAACAAGGGAATGGATGATGGACTGGAAGTCTCTGCCCCCGTTGGAACTGAGGAGGCCAGGTACATTTTCTCCGATAACCCAGGTGGGGCGAAGGTCAGCAATGATCCGGTGCATTTCCCACCAGAGCGCGCCACGGTCACCAGCCAAGCCGCCGCGCTTTCCTGCAACGCTGTAATCTTGGCATGGGAATCCACCGCAGATGATGGAAACAGGCCCAAGGGTTCGGTTTTCTCGGATGTCATCAAAGACCTCCGCGTTCGGGAATCGTGTCTTGAGGACGCTCTGGCATTGCTTGTCCTGTTCGACCAGCCAGGCGGTTCGAAATCCAGCTCGCTCAAAGGCCAGATCGAAACCACCTACACCAGCGAAGAGGCTACCGACTTTCATACGTCCTCCGGCGGCAACAGCGCCTCGATGCGGTCGGTTAAGGAGTCATATGCCCTCGCCCTGTCTGCCAGTTCACATTCTCCGGGATCGGCCATCACCCACCACTTTTCAGCCTCACGTTTTAACATCTCCACATCGTCCCGTGTGAAGCCGAAGGGTTGGTTGTAAAGGCAGAGGGCTGCGGCGTGGTGGGATCCTTCTGATTCGTGGACCTCTAGGACAGCTATCGCTTGAGCGACAGCATCCACATGGGCCGCTTCGTCTCTGCTCCCCGAAAACCGGTTGGCGTACCTGTCTATCTCGCTGATCGCTGCGATCCAGCCCTTTCGTGTCAGTGCCGGTTTCATGCTGTGCCCCCTTTGTAGCCGGGCCAAAGGTTTTCTTCATCGGCTTCGGCCTCTCTACAGCGTAGCGTTTTGTAGTCCCATTCAATAGGGATCGAGCCCATCGAGCCGTGCCTGTTTTTGGCAACTATGAGCCAGGTCCGTGCTAGTGCGCTATTGAGCGAGTCTCGTTCATAACGGGTATGATCCAGAATCAACACTTGGTCAGCATCATTTTCCAGGCTAGAGCTGCCAATCAACCCCTGCGCTATTGGTGACTCGTGACGGTTTGACGATGTGCTCCGGTTCAACTGCGACAACCCGACCGTAAGCACGTTGTGTTCGTGGGCGAACATCATAACCTGCCCACTGATCTCGGACACGGTTTTGTAGACATCTTCCTCGGAGCCAGTGTTTGCCAGTTGCAGGTAGTCGATAATGAAGCAACGGGTGGGGGCCAACTCATCCCACATGAGATCGTGCATCTGCTCTGTGATCTGGTAGATGTTGCGGATCGGTCCGGTGTTCGTCAGCAACACCGGCAACCCATCATCCTGTAAATCCAACAAACGGCCTTGCGCTGTTTTCCATGTCTCGCCATCGAAACCACCGCGCTCAAGGTTTTCGACCGGCACACCGGACAGGATAGCATATACCCTCGTCTGCAACTGTTCCTGACTCATCTCCAGCGAAATGTAGCCAACACTGTGGCCAGCTCGTAATGCACTTGCCGCCAGGTTCAGGGCAAGCAGCGTTTTTCCGTGTCCCGTCGCACCCGCTAGGATGATATGCCAGCCATGCGCCAAGCCAACACCACCGCCAGCGTCTCGGCAATGCCGGTTCCAGCCCTCAAGGTGTGTGGGGATAGCTGAAATCGGTTTTTGCTGATCGTCAGCATAGTAGGACAACACCTTCGGATTCAGGATGTTGCGGTAGTCGCTCATATGCGCTGATGGATTGGGTTGGGAGTTGGGTTCAGGTTCGGACGTTGAAACTCGGACGCCTTTCTCAGCCAATTGCAAAACGCCTGGTCCCAATCAATTTGCTTTCGACCGTTGGCCTTGGCATGGCTGCGGAACTTGTCGGCCTCCCGAGACA